CGAGGATGGTCTAGAATTAGACTTTCCGGAGATTAATTTAGATTGCCCAGAGAGAGAGAATTTTATCAATGATCCCACCATTACCGTAACAGTTCCTGAAACATTTAATATGCTAGCAGAATTGGTAGAGCTACAGTTTATTGAGTCGGCGGAAGCAATTAAGAGTATTTTATTGAGTCCTACAATGACGGCCGCGGGCCCAGGCTTTGCCGCACAGATGCTGGCTACTTTGGGCGAGACGGGCGAAAGGTACGCGGACAATGGGTGGCCCCCCAAGATAGATAAGGTTATTTTAGGAAAGATTATCAAAGCACTGGATAAAATTTCGGATTTTCCTATAGAGGACTGTCCTGTTGATATAAGCCGAATTTTGGGGTTTGATCCGGCAGCTATCGGTGAAGTGGGAGAGACGGTTCTTGACACAGTCCAGGACACCATGTCATCCCCCGAGTTTACGGATGCGATTGACCAAATTAAAAACACGTTACGAGGGATTGAGTCAGCACCCGACGGCCCCGGCGGTGCGGGCCCTGCTCTTTTCACGACGTATAAATTTAATAGCCAGTTTTTTTGGAACTTTGTAAACTATATTGATATAGACGAAATTAACTATACTTACCCTGATGTTTCTATACCTATGCACTACGATTCTACGCTCATCAGCGATTCGCGCACATTTGTAAGCACGTCAGTAGGTGCCTTCCCACCCCACGCCGCATCTGCCAGCATTCCTATTGAAGATAATAGTTACAAACCAGTGGAAATTAATTTTAACTTTCCCGGAAATAACCCCTATTTGTTCGATGAGAGGACCCTTACAGCAATACCTGATACCTCTAATTACGATCTCGTAAACCATGCAATAGGTCCAATTGCGGGCCAGTGTATAAATCAGCAGACCATCGACGTCATAATGATGATGAACCAGACCGTTGACCAATATCGTGATGATGGGACAACACTCCGCGGCTGCCCCGGGACGCATGGAATTGGCAGCGATGGAGTCGCGTGGTCTAATCCGCTCGAGACGGAGACGCCCGGCGAGCCCGCCCCCGGCACTACTACTCACTTCCCACCGTGTATGAAGGGCCCAGAGAGTCTCATGTCTCAGATACTTTATAAATTATTAATGAATGATTCCGACGGGGAGCCCTACTATGCGAATACCGCATCCGGAATTCCTGCGCTGGCTCCGGACTGGGGCGTCGCGCAGGGCTGGCGCCCCTTCCCGACTTATTCTCCCTTAGTTTACAATCAACTTAGATATTCATCCTCCATAGTCAAAAAAATCCCTCTCACAGAAATGAATCCAGTAATGTTGTCTGCGGTTAAACAATGGATGAGTGCCCAACAAACTCGTCTCCTTCCCAATGCCACTTATCCGGGGATTATTGACGATCTTTTGGTGAAGTACGAAAATTCCCACAACTGCGCGCTCATCATCGCTCCTAAAGAGGGCGAACGTTTTCCAATTATCTCCTACGCCAACCCAGCCGACAATGTTGGTGCTCTGACCGACGCTGCGATTCCTTTTAGAACGCTGGGAGCCCCCCTCGGCAACGGATCCTCTCCCAATCGGCTCGCTGAGTGGATTTATAATAAAGTAATGAGCACAGACGTTAGCGAGCTAGAAGTAGTAACAAATCAGCTTAAAATTGTGTATCCGCGCGAAGCGCCGCAAAATCCTAACGTATTTATGGAATTCCAGGCCGCAGGCGATTTTATACCCAAAGGACGTTTTATTACGGACATTCGTGATGAAACGATTGAACAAGCCTTTGAAGATTCGGCCCCACCGCTATACTTTCAAAACATTTATATAAAACGATTTGTGGATGCATTTGGAGGTATTGTTCCTGGCGGGGGCCCAGCCCAACTCGACGCCGCCGGCAATGTTCAGGTGCAGGCCCCCCCGCCGCGCGATGAAGCTGCGGAAATAGAAGCCAAACATTTTCCTATTGTGTATGGAATTTTAGTGGACAATATGTTCAATTATCTTGCACGAAATGGTGTATTTGATGCGGCCAAACTTCAATCTTTAACTCTTTTTCATTTGAATGACGATTGCCCCCCCGATGAGGTGGCTGACTTGCTCGACGTGGATGGTATTGTAAAGCAAATGATAGAGGAATATGGTGAGGCTTCGTGCTGTCCCGATGTGCCCCCTACGCCTCAACGAAAACGAATTCGCAATATGATTAAGTTTGGGATGTATTTGTTATTAATTCAAATTCACGTGGCTCAAATCGTTCTTAAAAATATATTTGTGTTCGCTGCTTTTGAACTGGATACTTTAATCGAGAATAAGGATAATTTTATATTCAAGTTCTTAAGAAATCAAATAACTACTTCACTTGTTTCCTTTTTTGCTGACACCACGCAAGTTACCGAAAATATGATAAGAAAAGATTTGGTGCGCTATTTTAATAAAAAAATGCTGCGCCAATGTACAATTGAAGCCGGCGGCATTCTAAATTCGAAGGGTGAAATCGTTTTTCCCGTCGGCACGTGGTTTTCAGTAACCAACGAGGGGATTGGATTTGATGAGATACTCGACTACTACATTTCGGAACGTTTGGAGAGAGGCCGCGGCGCCCTTAATAGGGCCATCAAATTGTCACTTCCTGATGGCAGTCCCGTAGAAATGAAAAAGGCCCTTTTGAAGAGTATCCCCACCTATAACGTTCCTCAAGATACCAAACAATTTTTGCTTGGCGAACCCGGCGACGCTATTGGTGTGGGTGTTCTGCCTCTGGTATTTGGCACTGCCCCCCGTACCTACCAGGTATTTTTGACTCGCCGCCTGATCCAGCCCGCCGGCCTCGCGGGACCTCGTAGTCGCATTATACTCTGGTATTATTATGTGGATGACGACGGCGCCCACTTGATCAAACTTTTTCGTTTTAGGGGCACTATTAGTACCTATGGGGAACCCAATGGATTTATTAATCGTGTCAACATGGGTCTTATCGAAGCGAAGACCATGATGACCACTGACTTCGGCCCGTGTCTTGAGCAACCCCAGATCAACTTTCTCATGCAAATGGTCGGCGTACGCGCAGGAAAGGGCTGCCCAGGTACTCATGGAACAGACCCAGATGGAAACGACTGGGAAAATCCCATGGAGGAGGCCGCGCCGAGTGGCGATGACGACGACGACGGCGGACCCCCCGGGGGGGGAAGCACCCCGCCGCCCGGTAGCAGTGGTGGAGGTTATGGGATATCCCAATAACTAAGGAGAAAGATTATGGCCAATAGAACTGTAGAAGAACTGGAGAATTATAGTTTTTTACCTCTTTATACATCAGAGGTGTGGGAAGATTATGCTGATGATGAATCGGTACCCTGGACTACTCCTGGGGAGGCCTATGCTAGCATGATACACGCGAGCATGCTCACTAAGGATCTCCGCGCGAGGGGCGGGAATCAAGGGAAGTTTCAAAAGTGGTCAAGTGACCTTCGGTGGGCTACGTATGGCACCGAGTTCTTCCATGATGTTGCGAATACCTTTGTGGCCGGAATTCCTGAGCCTTACCTGCAACAACATGTCGTCGATGGTACAGAAGGTGTCGGCCAAGCATGGGCTGTGATTGGTCCCGGTACCGATGAGCGGATCCAGGCAGGCAATCTTTGGTCAGTCCCCCACGAGATCGACCCTCGCGCCGACCTGGGCGATAAGAACAGCAATCATCGAAAATGGTGGTGGCAGATCCTCGGCCGCGGCAACAGAATCCTTAAAAAGATACGGCTTTTAGGCTTGGATGCCGAGTTCGGCCCAGCCTGGGAGGCTCTGGTAAGGGAATTAACTGACACGCTCGGCGCGCGGAACGACACAGCCAAAAAAGCAACATTTCTTAATCGGAAGGAGCTTTTCCATGGGCTCTACAGCGCCAGCAACCCGCCCGGCTTTACTCTCGAGAAAGGCCCCGGCGACCGCCCTGGTTATTATCTTACACCTTTTAATATTATGAAACATTTGGCGTACGTACATGATAAGATGTTTGGAAGTCACATATGGGACCATGGGATGAATCCATCCACCCAGCACTGGAGAATAAAGCAAGAGACTTCTTACTCGATTATTCGTAATCTGGAACGAGGCCACCTCGTCCTTGAGCAAATGATGAGTCACCGCGATGATCTCCTAGAGCAGGCAATAATGGATGCTGAGGTTGCGTTAGTCGCAGGAGCAGGCGAGGATTTTCAGCTTCAAATGCTGTCAGACGATGAAGTCGATTTATTATCCGAGAGAGAAGGATATCTTCGTTATTTTGCCACCACCTTTAATCAGGACGTAATCACCTTTGTGCCCATTATTCACAATTTTCATTTAACAACTAAGTATTTTCAAAATATTAATGATGCTTTCGTTGCCCCCAATAATTTAGCACTAGATATGCTTATTAGTACTATTAAAAATGATGATTTTTATAGGGCCACGCCAGACCTCAGCCGCCCACAGGCTCAAGCGACGATTGCCAGTCAGCTCGGTAAACAACGAACCGACCACGCCGCGGCAGCACGAGAGTTTATCTTGAAGATGCTTATCATGGCGCCTATTAATATATTGAAAGGTCTGTGCGAACTAATCGACCCCCACGTAGCTCTATCTAAATTAATTAAGGTAGGAACGGGTCAGGCTTTTAACGAACTGTCCAAGGTGTTGCAGGGACCTGCGGATGGTATTAATGAGGCGCGGAAGGCGTCGATGGAAGCCTTGGTCGAGGGGAGCTCGGAGGGTCAGCGGGGGATTGACGGAGAAGATTTATTAACTTTTATCTTATGTATTATTGATTTCTCGATGAAAGGGATCGAGGAGGGAGTAGACGATGTTCCTCCTGGCTTCTTTCCGCGTATTAAGAAAACGGGTATCGATTTCCTTGGGACAGGCTCAGGTCTGTTGATGCTTCCCCCACTTCCTTTTGGGTTGATTTATTTATTATTAGGACTAATTAAATTTGGAGAGGACGAAGCCGAGGGCGATGCAAACAATGCGCCACCCACAGAGCAAATTTGTGATACATCGTCAGAGGCGTCAACAGGAGTTATTGAGCTGCCAGGCAGCGCGACCGAGGAATAGACATGAGTTCAGGATTATCTGTAGCATTGCCGTTAAAAATAAGTCCAGTTTTTGGGCCGTATGCGCTAAATACTGCTTTTTTTGCGTTGGCCCAACAAAATTTAAAAATGTTGATTTTAACAATACCAGGTGAAAAGATGATGGATCCAAACTTTGGCGTCGGCCTTAAAACTTATTTGTTTGAGATGAACGGCCCTACTACGTATGGCGCGATAACTGAAAAAATTGATGAACAAGTGAAAATTTATTTACCTTATATTGAAATTGTGGATATTAAATTTCGCATACCCGAAGATAATCCTGACTTATTTCCGTATAGTTTATCGACGAGCATTTCTTTTGAGATTACTCCCTTAAATATGGTGTCGACGCTGGATCTTACGGTGGGCGTCCAATAAATAAACCGAGATTTTTATATGAGCACTAAAAAACTACAACCAATTGATTATACGAGCCGGGATTTTGCTTCCATTCGTAAAGATTTAGACAACTATGCTAAACGCTATTATTCTAATACCTACCAAGATTTTAATGAATCCTCTTTTGGATCTCTAATGTTAGATACAGTTGCGTACGTCGGAGACATTTTGTCTTTTTATCTAGATTACCAAACTAATGAAAGTTTTTTAGATACAGCCATTGAATACAATAATGTAGCAAGATTGGCGCGGCAGATGGGGTATAAGCTCAATAGCAGCCCCTCCTCTTACGGAATGCTTACATTTTATATAGAGGTTCCGGCAGACACTGACGACGCCGGCGGCCCCAACCTGAGCTACGCCCCGCGACTCCAGCAGGGCTCAACTTTCAGCTCTACGGGAGGGGGTACCTATACCTTAATAGAAGATGTAAACTTCGCACAGACCACAAATCAAGTGGTAAGCGGCAAAGTCAGTTCCGCCACGGGCTCTCCCAGTAGTTATATAATTCGCGCACAAGGCCGCGCAGTCTCTGGGCGCCTGGCCTTTCAAGAAACATCGGTAGGAGATTTTGAACGCTTTTTAAGAGTTCCTCTTGAAACTGCTAATGTGGCTGAGGTTACGAGCGTAATCGATAGCGAAGGTCATGAATATCTCGAAGTAGACCACCTTTCTCAAAATACGGTTTACAAAGCTATTCCCAACGTTAATACAGCTACCAATAATACCGTGAAGAATCTGCTAAAAGCCGTCCCTGTCGCCAGGCGCTTCACATTAGAGCGTACCTCCGATGGCAACGCCTATTTGCAATTCGGATATGGATCCACCTCCGAGTTACTTGCTGAATCGGTTGTTAATCCCTCCAATATAGTATTAGATCAAAACGGCAGAGATTACGTTACTAGTGTTAATTTTGATCCGACAAACTTGATCAACACTGATAAATTTGGTATTGCTCCCGCTAACACCACTTTAAGAATTGGCTATAGGGTTAATTTAAGGGAAGATGTTAATACGGCAGCTCGGACGATTACGATTCTCAATCGGCCTCGATTTAGATTTAGAGACCAGGGCGCCCTCGTGAATTCTACTCGCAGTACTGTAATGGCATCCGTAGAAGTGTCGAATGACGAGCCCTTTTTGGGTGACATTTCTCTTCCTTCTTCGGATGAGTTGAAACAGCGAGTTTATGGTTTCTTCGCTACTCAAAATCGTGCCGTCACTGCTAAGGATTATCAGGCTATCTGTTATGGAATGCCCCTTAAATATGGCGCCATTAAACGTGCCGCCGTCCTTCGTGATTTTGATGAGTTAAAAAGAAACTTAAATATTTATGTGGTATCGGAAAATACCAGCGGTAAACTTACCACTGCTAACGTCACGATTAAAAATAATTTAAAAAATTGGTTACTACAGTATAAAATTATGAATGACACTGTAGACATCTTAGACGCAGCAATTGTTAATTTTGGAATTAACTATACGGTATCGCTCGATATGAATACCAATCGTTTTACAGCAATGGCTAAGGCGACGGAAGCTCTTCGGAAGTATCTTCTGAGAAACCAGTATACTATTGGAGAATCCATTTTTATGACAGATTTTTACAAGGTGCTTCACAAAGTAGATGGAATCATAGATGTTGTTAACCTCGAAATAACCGGCCGGATTGGAGCCGCGTACTCCCAGGTGAGTTATGATTTCAATAGAGCGATGAGCGCTGATGGTCGTTACATATTAGCTGAAAAAAATATGATTTTTGAACTTAAGTTCCCTAATGTAGATATTAAAGGATCTGTGAGATAATGGCATTAGCGCGCTTTACCGCCAGCGCAGATACTACGATTGTTAATGCGTTCGAGGAAAATCTTGTCACCCGCGGGACGGGCTCCAATATGGGGTATGCTGATTCGTTGGAGGTTTTTTCTATTTATGCTCAAGACTCCGGATCTAGTGGACAGTCTCAAGAGCTGTCCCGTATCCTCCTAAATTTTCCTGTGTCTCAGATTTCAGCATCTCGAGCCGCCGGCACGATCGGTGCTTCTGGGAGCGCCGCTTTCTTTTTGAAGCTTTACAACGCTAAAACCCCTTTTACACTTCCTCAAGATTATACACTTAGTGTGGTGCCTGTTTCGCGGCCATGGCAAGAAGGCGCCGGCCTAGATATGGACAATTATAAGGATATTGGAACGGCCAACTGGATAAAACCCAATGCAACGTCTTCCTGGACGCGAGTAGGCGGCGATTACCGTACTGCCAACAATTATAATGTTTCATTCCCTCAGGGGTATGAAAATCTAGAGCTCAACGTTACAAATTTAGTAGAAAAATGGATCGCCGGTACTCAAACTAACTATGGGATCGGGATTCATTTAACGGGAAGTCAAGAGGCCTATTTCTCTAGTTCTTTGGGTGGTCTCGGTACTGGTCAGAGTGGCAGCGTTCTTCAGAATACACTAGGCGCTAAGCAATCTTATTATACCAAAAGATTTTTTTCTCGCTCTACAGAATTCTTTTTTAAACGTCCTATACTCGAAGTAAGGTGGGATGATCGGATCACCGATAATCGAGAGGACTGTTTTTATTCTAGTTCTTTAGCTCCAGCCGCCGACAATCTTAATAGATTATATCTCTATAATTATGTTCGTGGGCGCCTTGTTAATATACCCAAAGTAAGTACGGGTAATATACGCGTCTCCTTTTATTCGGGCTCAGCCACTACCCCCACCGGCGCCAAGATTAGGCTTCCAGTTGGGGGAGGTGTCGCTGCTAATAACGATACGAATGCAACGGGTAGTTATACAAGTCGTGGCATATATTATGTGGATGTTGCCCTTACAGCTGCTGCTACCCCTCTTCAAAAAATCTATGATGTCTGGCATAGTGGAACCGTATTATATTACACGGGCTCTTTCTTTCCTGATCTAATGCCTACTTATGATTCAGCGCCCACTTTTACAAGAGTGACGAGCTGTCAAAACCTTAAAAAATCCTATTC